CCAACACAGCCTCCCAGGTCTTCCCTATGTTGGAGTACCTGGACAAGATTGCCGAAGCAAGAACAGGCATCAGTCGCGCCTCACAAGGTTTGGAAGCAGAGCATCTCCAAAGTACGACCCGTGCAGCTGTAGAAATGCAGCGAGGTGCAGCCGAGGCGAGGTTGGAGCTCATTGCCAGAAACATTGCCGAAACCGGGATGAGGCCGCTTTATGAGAAAATTCTCAGGCTAGCAACCTTCCACGGCTCTCCCGAGGAGATCTATCAGATTCGGGGTCAGTACGTCCCAGTTGATCCAACCAGCTGGCCCAAGATGACTGCTCGAGTCTCCCTTCCCCTGGGAGGCTTGGACACTCAGAGCAAGATTGCGACGTACCAGCTAATCCTGGCAGAGCAGGAAAAGGTCATTCAGCTTCTCGGGGTCCAAGACAATCCGCTGACGAGTCTCCAGCAGTGGCGGGAGACGATGCTCAGGATGTTGGAGCTCCAGGGAATACACGATGGGGCCAGACTCTGGAATGATCCAACCGAAGCGATGCAGGCGATGGCACAGCAACCTCCGGAGGAGCCTGAGAAGACACCGGAGCAGATGTTGGCAGAGGCGGAGGTGGAGAAGAAGCGAATGGACGTGATTCAGCGTCAGGTAGAGATGAAGCGCAAGGATGACCGGGATCGGGATCAGCAGGAAATTGACCTGTTCCTAAAAATCCGAGAGCTTGAGCTCAAGCACGGGATCCCAATTGATCCAACTCCAATTTACCAGATGATTAGCCGCAACCGGGAGCTCTCCAAGATCTCAGAAGCAGCAGAAGCCCAGCAGTTTGAACAGCAACTGACGCCTCCGCAACCTCCACCAGCACCACCTGGAGTAAACTGATGGCAAGAAATCGATACGGTGCGCGAAGACGCCCCGTCGAGGAGCGCAACGATCCCTTGGATGCACTAGGTAGTTTCCTTGTGGATATTGGCCTGGAGATGTCTCCGGTAGTCAACGCCTACCGAGCTAGTAAATTTGATGAGGACTACCCAGTCGCTCCGTTTGCGACAGCAAGTGATCGTTACCGGAATATGCTCCGAGAACCAGAATATCAGCGATATGTGGATAACATTGCCAGCGCTGGGATGGGAGCCACAACGAAGGCAACGAAGGTTGGCAAGGCAGCAAGACCGAAAGTGGACAAGAAAGCCAAGTACTACGAGGACAACAAAAAGAAAGTAGCATCCAGGTTGGAGCAGGCTCGCGAGGATTTGGGCGACAGGGTTTATCTGGATCCTGAGAAAGAGGTAACAGGATCCTTCCGAGTGTCTGATGATGTCCCTTTGACGTTTCGGGGGAAGGAACCTTACGAGTGGACACCAGAGGACCTGGCTGCATTTGAAGCAAAATTTGGGGAAGCAGGAGATCTGCAATTTTCTCCGATGATCACCGAGAAACTCAAGGATGGAGGCACAGTCAACTATCCTGCTGGATTTGATGGGAAGTATTCTTTGGGAGATCAATACCGGATTCTGGCAGAGGGGTTGGATCCAAATCGTCTTCCAGAGGAAGCCTACTGGAAGATGCACGAGAAAAAAGTAGCTTCTGTGGATCCAAATCAGTACCGGGAAGGGTTGACTGATAACCAGGTGTACAACGCCTTGATGTTTGGGTTGACATCTCCGAACAACCCACTTGATCCAAATTTGATGGCAGTCAATCGACTCCGGTCAACAGGACCGGAGGATATTGCTTTTATGGCAGACCAGATTCCCTGGAGATACAACAGTCCAGACAAGGTCTACAAGGATCTCACCAAGGATTGGACCGTAAAGAAGAAGAAAATCACAGAGAGAGTAGAAGGCGAGGATGGAAAGAAGGTAGATCAGACTAGGATGGTGAAAGTCTGGCACGGTCCTGATGGCAAGCCCTTGAAGGCTGGCAATCGATTACTGGAATATTCGGAGACCAAAGGGGGCAAGGATAATCGAAAGCAGGCAGTCAAGGCGTTGTACAACAGCAGGATCCAGGATGCTTTTGGATTGCAGGCAGGACCTCGAGGAGGGATTGGTGCAGGTGGATCGGCAAACTATACGAACCTCGCAGAGTTTGCTCAGATGTTCCAGGAGAACCCGCAATGGTTCCGCCAGAAACCGGATGAGGATTGGGTCCGTTACACCCAGAGACTAAGCTCACAACTCGAAGGGCTGGGCTACAAGACTGCCTCGATGGCAGATGTCTGGACAAATCCAGCGAAGGCCCAGATTGCTCCGGTTGATCGGCATATGGGGCAGATTATGACGGAGGACAACCCATCCTGGCAGCAAGAGATGGTTAATCGTTGGAACAGTGGCTTTGGAGGTCAGAAAAGACCACCAGTCAAGAATTATGAAGAGTTGACTCAGGTCCCTGGAGGGAAGGGGTACGTGAGTGAGCAGTCGATGAATTACGCATACGGGCCAAAATCCGGAGGCAAGTACAAACTCAAGGGAGGGGCTCGCAACCCAGAGCTCCCAGATTATATCTACGAATCGAATTTCTTCCGGGATCCAGAATCGGTTGAGATGATTCCTCAGAGATACGTCGATGTATTGGATCACATTGAGAAAACCGGAAAATCAGAAGCTGGAGCAATCTTCCCGAGTCAATGGGGCCTTTGGGATCTGATCCGCAAGAGGAATGCTCCTCACCAGGTAATGAATCCAGCGTTGGAGAACTACCCGAGGATGAGTTCTGACCAGATGCAGAGAGTCCGAAAGCAGTATTCAGATAATGAGTTTCTGACGTATCGGGATTCAAAGACAAAGGAGATGAAGCCAAGCGGAAAGGCCGACAACCCAATGGATTTGTTTATGTTGTCGAAGGTAGGCCCAGTGTTAGGGCCAGCAGCTTTGGGCGGGAGTTTGTTGTACGAGGATGACTAGCCGAACATCCAACCATTTTTTGGGTGGCTTGTTGGGCCTTCACCCCGAATTTTCTCAAGCTCCATCAGAAGCCGAGCTCGAGTGATGTAGGTTGAGGAGCTCGCATCGAATCCGAGGTGCTTGGATAACTCCTCGATGGTCTTCAGACCAAGTTCTTTTTGGAGCAGTTCAGCAGTGTTCATAGGCCTCCAGAAGTAAAATTAAGAAGTAATATATATACATTATGAGCGAACAAAAAACAATCGAATTAGGACTACAAGCCCGAGAGTTATTAGCCTCTGAAGCGGTGCGGGAAGCATTCGCCCGAATGGAAGAGGAACAGTTACGAATCATTCGCTGGAGTGCTCCGGAGAACACCCAGGAGCGAGAAGCAGCGTATCTACTTTTGAGGTCACACCGTCTGCTCCAGGAGCAGTTTGATGTGATGATAAACCGAGGCAAGCGAGCGGAGGCCAACCTCCCGCAAGCGGAGCCTACAACCAAAGCAACACGCAAGAAACGGTAGTAAATGGAAGATGTAGTATTAGAGCAGGAACAAGCCGCTGAGGCATTCAGTGCTCTGATCGGAGATGTTCCTCCGGAAGATACAGAAGAAACAGTCAACGAACCGGCTGCTGGGGAAACCGAAGAGGAAGAGTTAGAAGAGGACGAGGCGGACCAGCCCGAGGACTCTGACGAAGTTGAGGAAGATGAGGAAGATGGGGACGAGCTCTTCACAGTCAGGGTAGGTGATGATGAGATCCAGGTCACGCTGGACGAGCTCATCAACGGCTACTCAAGACAGAGCGACTACACCCGGAAGACTCAGGCGATTGCCGAGCAACGCAGAGCGGTCGAGGAACTTGAGCAGCAATACGCTCAACAAATCCAAGCGGTTCAGCAGATTGCTCAGAGGCTGCAACAGCAGCCAGAGATCCCAGAACCCAATATTGATTGGCAGCGTCTTTATGACGAGGACCCGATCGCGTGGGTAAGGGAGAGAGAGTTAGCAAGAGATCGACAAGCGCAGCGAGACATCAGAGCTCGAGAACTGCAAGCGGTCGCAGCGGAACAGGAGAGGATGCAGCAACACCAGTTCGCTCAAGCCCTGGAGGGACAGCGTCAACTGTTGACAGAGCTCATCCCAGAGTGGAGAGACCCAGACACTGCAAAGGCCGAAAAGGCTGCGATCAGAGAGTTTGCAGTCAAGGAACTCGGGTTTTCTGACGAGGATATTCGGCAAGCCTATGATGCCCGAATCGTCAGTGCTCTGAGAAAATCCTGGCAGTTTGCTCAGGGGTCCAAACAGGTAGAGAAACAAACGAAGGCATCGACATCGAAGCCAGCAGCAAAACGAGGACGATCCTACAAGCCCGAGGGGCGAGGCCCCAGCAACGCACACAAGCGTTTTGCCAGGTCGGGATCGATGGATGACGCTGCCCAGCTATTCGATGAGATGTTTGGCTAAAAATTTTACCCTGGAAGGGTAATCGTAATAATTAGGATTATTATGGCAGTTATCAGTAATGCAGTAACCACCTACGCGACCAAGGCCGCAACCGGTGGATCAGAACACCCCGAAGACGTTTCTTCGATCCTCTATAATTTAGACCCCAGCGATGTGCCCATCGTGTCTGCAGCAGGCAAAAGCAGACCGATACATAATACGCTATTCGAGTGGGTGCAGGAGACTCTAAGCGATCGTGACGATACAGCGGTCCTCGAAGGCGATGAGACGACTCGTGCAGCGAGTTCTCTAACCAGCCGCTCAAACAACGTAGCGATGATCCTTTCCAGGAACGCTACGACGACAGGGACCCAAGAGGCCCTTCGCAATTTTACCAAGAGCAGTCAAATGGGTCATCAGATGGCCCGGAAGAGCAAGGAGCTCAAGCGAGATGTTGAGTTCGCAATTACCAGAAACAAGGCCAAAAACGTTGGTGCTGCTGGTACGGCTCGTCAGACCGCTACGCTGATCACCTGGTTCTCTGACACTGCAAAGTTCAACTCAAATGCAGATGCAGGATCCACGGCAGCGACCGGTGACGGTAGTAACACCTGGACTCGTTCTGCGACTACCAGAGCGGTCTCCGAGGCTCAGATCAACGGGGTGATGGAATCCATTTATGATAATGGTGGGGATCCTACGATGATGTTTGTGTCTCCAGGTCATAAAGTGGATATCTCCGCTTTTACTGGTCGATCAAACACTCGTGAGATGATCAACAAGGGGACCGTTGGAAGTCCGATCTCGGTCTACGCTTCTGACTTTGGCGACATAAAGGTCGTTCCTTGTCGGACGTTGGGCAAAGGTGCAGCGGCAGATGCAAATAAGGACATCTACATTTTAGATCCCAGCCACTACCGCTTGGCGATGCTTCGCAACTATACCACTTTCGAACTTTCGAGAATTGGAGATGCGACTAGTCGCCAGATACTCGTTGAGTTTGGACTTCAGGTAGACAACAGCCAAGCCCACGGTCTGATCACTGACTTAACCACATAACCTATCTGCCCGAGGGTCAAACCTCGGGCATTTACATTATGATACATAGAACGATACTAGACCACACTGGGAATGTACTGAAGGAAGTCGTCAGCGAGACGGCTGACGAGTCGAAGATTCACTACGTCATCCGAGAGGACCTCGAGCCCTTGATCAAGCAAGCCAAGATCGATCGAGAGAACGTTAATATGAAGTGCTCGATGAGACCGGTGGCTCACATTCCTGCAGCCGTAGCGGATCAGATGTTTCGAGATGGTTCTCTCAACGATCCGAAGGCACTCAAGAAGTGGCTGAACGATCCAAGTAATAAATGCTTCCGAATCTGGGGAGGTAGAGTATGAACACCTACAGCGAGCTCCTGACCAATATTGGGACCTGGCTCAATCGTAGCGATCTGACGACATACGCTCCCACCTTTGTGCAACTGGCCGAAGCCCGGCTCAACCGGGTGCTGAGGACCTCCTCGCAGTACACCAGGAGCCAGCTTACGAGCTCAGATAACTACATCACGCTCCCGAGTGACTTTCTCGAGTTCAAGTCTTTGAGGCTCATCTCCCCAAAGGAGCGAGACCTGATTGAGATTGCTGCACACCAGATGGACGAGGTCAACGATACGAACTTCATTGCCAGCCTGGAAGACAAGCAAGCTCGTTACTACGTCTACCACGGTGACAACCTCCGGATCCTTCCGACTCCTTTAGAGAGCCAGACGTATGAGATGAACTACTACGCAAAGGTCCCAGCCCTATCGGCCAGCAACACGAGCAATTGGTTACTCACCCAGGCTCCTGATGCTTATCTCTATCATTCCTTGGTCGCAGCAACTCCTTTTCTTGGAGAGGACGAGCGGCTGCCGGTCTGGGGCCAATTGGCCAACCAGGCTACTGGAGAGATCCAGGCTGCAGATGATCGAAGACGAGTAAAGGGATCCAGACACCGGCTCGGGTTTAGGCCGGTTGGTAGTACGCTCACGTCAAGACTGAAAGCCTAATGAGCACAAAGAAAACAAAGTACGGGCTGAAGGCATTTGGGGTGGGGTACTACGTGAAAGAAATTATATTCGAGCAGCCGACAGTAACTCCAGGGAACTGGAGCGAGCAGACAGACCAGATCCCGGATTACTGGGCAAAACAGAACACAACTCAGAAGGTATGGAATGGCACTAACGGATAGCCCTCCGACTACAAGCAATTACAACATCACCCTCCCTGAAGTTGGGAAGGACCGAAATTCTTGGGGTGGCATTTTGAACTCTGCTCTCCAAGACCTCGAAGATGAGGTCTATGCAGTGGATACGGTGTTTGGCGAGATTTCGGATTCTGTCACACCATCTCTTGCCTACAAACTGGACCAGGCGGATACGAACGCCAGCACCGCACTGACGAACTCGAACACGGCAGTCGCAGTCGCAACAAAAATGGTCAACGCTTCTCTGGTGACTCTACTGTCTGATCTGGACACGTTGGAAACAGATCTCGCCAGTGCCGAAGCACAACTTGCGGCATCTGCAGCAGAACTGCAGACCCTGCAAGAGACAGCAGATGAGGCGTTGTCTGATGCCCAAGCTGCAAGAACTGCAGCCGAAGCTGCACTCGCGGCTTGGAGTGGATCGTAATGCCAAGCAGTTCAACCAACTACAGTTATGATATCCCCACGGTTGGGAGCGACTCGACCAACTACGGGACGATCATCAACCAGTTTGTCGAATCGTTATCTACAAAGCTCAAAACAGTTTCCGACAAGATCAACA